AACATGGCGGGTTAGTCTAGGGTCATTGTCGTGGCCAATGTCACCGGCTACAAGGTCGGCAATAAATTGCTGAGCCATAGGCGCTACGCGATGATTAGTCGGCGGGATACGCTCAACGCGTTTACGCCAACGTTTTGACCACTCTAGCACGTCAGGTTCATAGAATGACGGGTCAGCCCAAAGCATTTTCACGTCATAAGTGTCGAACAAACGTTCGATTTCTGCGTTTACATCTGCGCGGTCAACAACCCAGTCAGGGTCTTGAGCATTCGGCTCCCAGGCGGCATGGACTTTCAACGTGCCTGTTTTCACGTCTTGAATCACAATACCAGTCGCGTCACCGGATACAGAGCCGTCAAAGCCCGCCACAACCGTAGCCCCGCGAGGGATAGATTGTTCACGAGCTGCTCCAGCCCAAAAATGAGGAGAAACAAAGTCTTCGCCGGCCAAACGAACCCACTGATTTAGTCGGTATCGCTGGAAACCTGCAAAGCCAGAGCTTCCAGAAGCTGCAATAGAAGCCTCAAAGTCACCAAGGTCAAGTAGGCCTTCGGCGAGGTTAGGGTTAGCTAGCTCCCAGACCTTCGGGTCAGTAGGGTCGGCTTCATTGCCGGCTTCCCACCACCAAAATCCAAACTGAGGGTCAAGTTCTCCACCAGACTCAACAACACGCTTACCATGCTCGTAAAGTCGGCCAAGAAGCGTGTCCGTATTACCGCCGGCTGTCGTAATGCCAACAACCAATGACTCAGGGCGGTCAGCAGAACCGCTCGTAAGTGCGTCCCAGAGTTCATCGCCTCTTTGATTAGTCGGTGAGCTAGGCCAGCCGTGCAACTCGTCAGCAACTACTAGCGAAGGTGCAAGACCATGCGCTCTCATAGCGTCTGCGGATAGCGCCCTGTAAATAGCACCCTTAGACGGAACTTCTAGCACGTCACGATAAACCTTTACGACCCTTGATAGGTCAGGGTTGTTCATAACCTGTTGACGAGCTTCACCGAACACGATTCTAGCCTGCGCTCGGTCGCCGGCAGCCGAATAGACTTGAGCGCCTTCTGGACCATACATTAGATGTTCGAGAGCCATAGCTGTTCCCAGCAAACTTTTCCCGTTCTTGCGGGGAAGGCCGATGAGCGCTCGCCTATACCTCAAAAGACCGGTGTCAGGGTTCGTTTCAAACACTCGGTTCATTAGCCATTGTTGCCAATCAGTGAACTCTAAAGGCTCTCCAGCTTTGAAACCTCGTGAGGCTCTCAGCAATAGCGAAGCAAAGTCCGTGACGTTTTCACCCCTAGTTGAATCCGACAAAGGTGGAACTGACCAAGTCGGACGCCAATGTTCGGCGGGTTCTGGTAGGCGGTTGATAGCTAATCTCCCGAAATGGAACGCTGAGTTTCCTCAGTCTTCTTCTCGCTGGTCTTAGTTCGGGCATACTGCTCTGGCACGGTGCGCTCAAGCCACCATGCTGCCGCTTGCCACGAACCATTCTTTGCAGCGGTTTGGACGTATGCTACGTTTCGCACGATTGCGTCAGCACGAGCTTTCCGTAGTTCTTCCCAAAACTCAAGATAAGGCTTATTAGCTGGAGTCACTTTTTCTCCGGCTGATACCTTTTCAGATTCAAACTTGCCGACCTCAAGCCAACGGTAAACGTTAGCAATTGAAACGCCGGCATAATGTGCAGCGGTTTCAATGTCGTTGCCTGAGCGCAAAGCTGATTTCAGCTGCTCAAAGGACTGCTCGTTGATAATCATGATAGAACTCACTATACTACCTCTCTCATTCGGGAGGCACGTCTAGCGTTCAATTCGTCTAGCGCGTCGCTTTGCCTTACTTCAGCCAAACCTAGACGGGCGCGGTCTGCGGGACTAAACCCTAAAGCTGCAAGCCATGCGGTTGACTGTGAGCGTAGCTGTTGAAGCTGAGTCACAAGCGGGTGTGAAACGAAGCTGCCATTCGGTAGCTTATAGAAACGAGGCACTTCACCGATAGCAACTGCACGGCGAATCTCTGAGGCCTCATCGTGAGCTTGACAAAGCAATTCAATAATGTAAGTGTCAGCGTCAGGGCTAAGCCACTGTTTGCCGGCAACCCAGAGTTGATTCCAAAGACGTGTGCCGTCAATACCTAAGACGGGAGGAGTAGGGATACCGGTTGCAGCTGGCAAGCCAGTTTCGGGCATAGGCGCTTCAGGCAGAGGGCGATGTCCCGGATTGCCGAGTAGTCGTTTCTGTTCAGTAGGCTTGGCCGGACGGCCTTCTGGTCTACCTGTCGCCATGCGGCAACTCCTTTCGAGCTATGCAGCTCTATGTCCCATGCGGGTTGAAAACTAAGGGGCTACCCCCTTCTGGGTTCTGCGTCTGTGTGTGCCGGCTAACCGCGCCGTGCTTGTCTTTGGGTGGGGGGAGGGGGTATCCCCCAGTGGTAAGGCGGAAGTTGTGAAAAATGTAAAATACTTTTGGTTTATTGCAAGGTTTGGGTCTTGGTCTTGTTAGGGACTGTTAGCGTCTTGGTTTGATACGGTTTGCAGCTTGTGCAGCATGGCCTTCTTGACTGCTCTTGTATCTGTGACAATGAGGTGGAGCTTTGTCATGGACGGCTTTGAGGTTCTCTAGGCTATGGTCGTCACCTGCAACAACGTGGTCTATGGTGTCTGCGCCTTCTTTGTTGCATAAGTAGCAAACACCTTTGTCACGCTTTAGGACTATTAGCCTTCGGGTTTGCCAATCTTTTGGCAGTCTGGCCTTACGGGTGCTGCCTAGCCATGCTGGTCTTTGATGTTGTTGACATCGGCCTTGGTTTGTTGCATGGTTTGGGCAACGGGGTTCTAGGCATGGTGTCGGGGCTAGCATTATCCCTACGGTCTTGTGTGTCTTATGTTCCTCTGTATTAGAGCATAAGAGGGGGGGGTGGGGGTATTTTTTTATTTGTCGGCCGGTAAGCTTATGTCATTGACCCAGCGTTTACCTGCGTCACCGCCCCATGCGTCCCATGCGACACGGCCTCCGCTAGGGAAACCCTTCTCGCCTAGGTTGAAACCTTCTGCGTTCTGGTCGTTGACGTGGCGGGCGAAGTATGACCTCATGCGGGCGATTACGTCTTCGCTTACTTCACGCCTGTTTGCTAGCTGGGCTGCTCTGGCACGACCTACGTCTGTGAACCCTGAGCCGGCTTTGCCTTCAGCTATCCAGTCAAGGGCGCGTTGAGCTGCGTTAGCTACACTCACGGGGGGTTTATAGGTGGCCATGAAGTCCTTTGTTGTCTACTGTCCTCTGTATAAGAACATAAGATAGCGCCCTATCAAGGTATCGAACCCTGCATGACCGGTTTTGGAGGCCAGTCTGCGCCCTGCGCCTAAGACTAAAGCTAGGCCATTAGCTCGTGATTACCGCGCCTAGCCTAGCAACCTCATGCCTACTGGCTCACCGTCACCCAGCCGAAGTCAGCTTCTGGGCTAGCTTAGGCTAATAGGTAATCAACCTACGCCTTCGCGGTGTGTGGACTATTAGGGTATCGCACCCTACTCCTAAGCGTTCGGACGTGCCGGCTTGCGCTTAGTCGAAACTATTTATAGCCCTATTCTTGTAGGAAAGGATACCCGCCGACCAACCCCTCAACACGCCCTCGCACCAAGAAGCTGAGAAACGTGGAGTCACCATGTCCTACATAGATAGTAGAGGTGTTTTGGGGTCTAAAAGTATACAAACTCTAGCAAATTAGTGAGTTTTTATTTCTTTTTGTCGGTTAGCAATCGTTTTTATCTGCATACGGGTTGCACTTGCAGTCACGGCAATACTGGCCGAAGGCGCTCTGGTATTCTGCGTCATGCTTCCAGCCTTCGTGCCATGCCTCAGCGCGGGCTTCACGCTCGGTTTGTAGCTTTGCAGCGGTGAGGTCATGCGTGGCTTTGACAAGGCGCTGGTTGAGGCTTACGATTTCAGCGTTGCGTTTACGAAGGGCAGAGTGGCTTTCTTCAATTTGACGTGCCATGCGGTCAATTTGACGTAGGCTCTCTGTCTGGCCGGTGGCATTTTCAGCTTTTTGTTTACCTTCGGCTAGACCTTTGTCGTATCCTTCACGTCTAGCTTCGGCAATTGCTTCATCTAAAGCGTCAAAGTCAAATACAAACTTATGACCTAAATCTCCGCTAGTGTAGACGGCTACCCCGTCACGGTGGCTCTTAATCATTGCTAATCTCCTAACTCGTAAAGCTCATGCTCAGGCACTTCGTCACCGTCACTATCATACACGGTGAACTCGTCCTGCCAGCTACCATACATCACAACGCCCTCACCGTCTTTTAGGCGCTCTTGGCCAATGTCATAAGCTTCACCGGCTGTTTCAGCCTCAACCCATACTCTTACCGGCTGGATAAAGTAGCCGACTACCGCAAACTCGTTCATGCGCGTTCTACCTCAATTTGGATACCTGCGTCATCAAGGGCTTCGATTAGGTGGTCAAAGGCTTCTGTCTTACGCCCGCCGACATGCCAGCGGTATTCGCCATAAGGAACACGGCCGTCAGTTCGCCAGCTGTAAATCGTGCAAACACTGCCGGTTTCTAACTCAATTGACCACTCACAAGCAACCTTTTCTTCTGGGTCGTAGTCAACAAAGGTCGGCTCACCTAGAACGCTTTCAAGCTCTTGGTAGCTGGTCGTTATGTATCCGCGTAATGCCGTCCCGTTAGTATCAACGTGGGGGCTTACTCTTACAATTTCTAGCATTATTTCCCTTCTTTCTTTTTTACGCTACGGATTACCGCGCAATCGCGTTCTGCAAATAGGCGCTTCCGGTTGTTTGCCCATGTTTCGGCGTCAAGCTGGTTGTCGGCTTCAACTTCAAAGGTGGCTAGGTGGTGAACCATGTTGTAGACGTAGCTGTCAAAGGTCACAACATACATCTGGGGTTCTTCAGGCTTCTTGGGGGTCATGGCCAGCGCTTGCTCAATCACGCCTTCGGCTTGCAGCTGTTGATAGGTCATAACCTCATCAATTAGGCATGGCTCGCAGGTAATCATACCGCCGAGCATGGTGTAAGGGCTTGTAGAACGGCCACATAAGCCACAAGGCTCAAGGTTAGGTGTTGCCATTATGCGTTCTCCTTTACGAAGCAAGGGGTGCAATAGGTGTAGCCGGCATTGATAACCGGTCTAACCGCGTAGCGGTCAAGGTAGCATTCACATTCTTCGCAGGTATACATTGCCTTAGAGTTTTGCATTATGCGTTCACCCCGCGGGTTGCAAGCTCTGCCTCAGCGTTAGCAATTGCTAGGCCACGGAAACTGGTCATGCCTTCTGCTTCAGCCTCAGCCTTTAGAGCCTTGCTACGCTCAATCCACTCAACTAGCTCGTTAGTTGCCCAGTTGTTGAATAGTGCTGGGTTGTAAGTAGCTGCCAATACTTTGTTCATTTTGTTGCCCCTTTATCTCTTTGCCGGCGCTTTGCCGTATTTAGATAATGACACATTCAAAAACTCAGTGCAAGTCAAGGGTTATTTTTTGAATAACGTTTTGGTTACGATAATAAAGACCCTCAATTGACGGTAGTAATACTTCAACTTCCAGCGAATAGGGGTGTCGTTTAGCTTGTATGGAAGCCGGTGTTTCGCTTGCCACGCTAGGCCAGCCTTGAAGCCTTTCGTGTATTCGGTGTCAGGCATTATCGTCCCTTAGCAACGTTGCGAACGCCGTCAACGAGGCGCTCATCTCCTCAATGATTTTGGCAATTTCTTTTAGCTCAATGTCTACCAGTTCTAGACGCTGTTCAAAGTTGAGTTCCGGCTCGGCCATTTATTTCCTCCTCTAGTTTGTAGACGGCATAGATTAGTCCGTCCTCATAATAACGTGAAGCGGTATCACGTTCCTTTGTGAGTAAGTGTAGAACAATACGCTTACCCATAAGCACTCCGGCCTCATAAGCTTGCTGTTGAGCTAGCTGGATACTGCCGTAGGTCGTAGTGACCTCGTCTTGGTCTTGCCATTCAAACCTCTCACTCATGCTCAATGCTCTCAATCTCGGCAATTAGTTGCTGGAGCTGTTTTGTCGGCTTAGGTGTAGCGCGGGCAAGCTTTAGAATCGCTTCTCTCATGCTCTCAGCCCCGTTGAGCGCTCCTTGCTTCCTAGCGACCTCTGGGGTGTCGTTTTGACCGCTGTCAAGCTTGACGGGCGCTGTGAATGGTTGCTTGTTGAATAGTGCGTCAAAGACTGGCGTGTTACTCATTGCCTTGCCCCTTGATTAGTGCAACAAGGTTAGTTACGTCTTGCTCAAGTGACTCTCCTACCCATTGGCCTGAGTAGATAAGTTTGATAATCCGCTCACGTTCCATGCTTTGACCTTTGTCAATGCAATCCATGCTTGTTTTATGAATTAGGTCTTGTATGTTGCTCATTTTGCTTCCTTCTCTAGCTGGCGCTGTAATAATTCGTTTGCTCTAGTTGCAGCTATGTCCCGCGCCCCTCCAGCATACCGGCCGGCGTTGAACATTAGCTTGTCGCGCTGTTCGCGTTCTTTAGGTGTTTCTTTTTTGACTTTTACCTTCGGCGGTTCTGTCAGCTCATATTGACTTGGGTGGTTCAAGTAGCTACGGTCAAAGCGTTCTGCTTCAAGCGTTAGCCAGAGGTTGCAACCTTTGCAAGTGCAGCTCTTTTTGATAGTGCCGGTCATTTAGCTACCTGCCAGACATTAGCGAATCGGCCGGACGCTAGCTTTACTCGTGCGCCTGTCGGTTCTACTAGGCCCTCTGCTACCAGCTCAGCCCTACGGCTACGGATACCGCTTTCAGAGGCGCGTGGAGCGTATTTCATCATGCCGTAAACCTCTACTAGCTCTGCGTCAGTTCGTGGGCGGTCAAGCAACTTCAATACCCAGTAGCGGATAGTCTGCTCGTTCTGCACGGAGGCAGCTGCCTCATGGCTTGTCTGCGGGTCAGTTGTTCTTGCGTGTGCCATTAGTTTGTTCCCTTCTCTTTTCTGCGGTCAATTACTTTCCAGCCTTCATGTTTCACTGCCCAATTCAAGCTGTAAGGCACGGTCTTTTGCATGTAGCCGTAGACTTCCTGCCAGCTGTTCACGGTTGTTTTTAGTTCGCCGTCACGGTAAATCTCAAACATCAGTAGTCCTCTCGGCTTAGGCGGATTACTTGCTTCAAGCACCATAGGGCAAATACTGCGAGCGCTATGATAAACGCTAGGGAGCTAATGACTAGCAACCATGTTGGAATTATGCGGATAGCCATTTCTGGTATTGCGTGTGCCATGATAATCAGGGTTAGCACGGTCAAGCCTGTAAACAGGTCTTTTATCGCTTTGCGGAGCATTAGTTTACCTCCGCTACTGGGCGGGCAGACCAGTAAAGGTCGCGCTCAACTAAAGGTAGCTGGCCGTTCATGCCGGATAGGTTTTCAAGCTCACTTAGGCTAAAGTAGCCAAACTCGCGTTCGTGGCCAATTACTAGGCCGTAGAAGGTATCTTCACCGTCAAACTCCATTGCATACCAAGTCCACCCGCTATAAGGGCTAAAAAACTTGACGTGTGCAATCCCTTCAACGTGGCTGGAGTTTTCATTGGCGTAAAGGCTAGGGATTTTCTTAGCTAGCTCTGCGGGTAGAAGCTTGTGGCCTCTGTTTTGGGTTAGTGTTGCCATTTTGTTGCCCCTTATCTCTTATTTGGCCGGCTGGCCATGTCTAGATAATGACAGGTTTCAAGAGGCGGTGCAAGTCAAAAGTGGCGCTGTTATGAAATCGTTACAATTCAAGAATGTCTTATGTTGTCTTATGTCTTATGTATAGGAAGCTAAGATAAGCCGAGTTCGGTTAGCCTCGGCGTATAAAGGTCTGGTTCGCTGTCCGGTAGAACCCATGACCAGTTTGTGTAGATTGGCTCATGCGTAGGAGCTGGCAAGTTGTCCCAGACGCGTATAAAGATACGGTAGTCACGGTTTCTTGGGGGTTGCCACCCTGAGCAGACAAGCTCACGGTATCTATACCAGTTGTTGAGGTTGACAAAGCGCTTGTGAACGGCCATGTGGCAGAAGTAGCATAGGCCGACATAAGTGTCAGGTTCATGATAGTCCTCATTATGGGCGTGGACGGTCGCTTGGTCTGCTGTTAGGTTGCACATGACACAAACATTCGGGCGCTCTAATGCACCAGACTTGAATGCTTTATAGACTGCCCCGCCTTGTTTATCGCGGTATGCAGCTGGGAATCCGTTATACGCTTTGCTGACCATAAGGCTAGTCTACCAGACTTTTAGCTACTACGGTCACGCCCCACTTTGTGACACGTTTCGCGTGAAACCCGTTGCGTAAATACCATGCTGGATTACGGGCAAAGCTTTCAATAGTCAAGTAGCCCTGCTCTTGTGCCTCTTGTATCAAGTGCTTGAGCATTGTATCCCCGTAGCCAAGACCGCGAAGCTCTGGAGCTGTCACCGTGCCTTTTATCCGAACATTTGTTCGACTGGCTTTTACTAGGGCAGCGCAAGACCCGTCATTAGCAAACCAAAGCGCCCCCGCTACCGGCTCACAAGGAAGGTTCTCCATGCGATACAAGTAACGGAAGCGCTTCATAGCTTCTTCGTAGCTTATTTGTTCAATTGGAAGCATTAGTCAATGACTGGTAGCTCGTCTTTAGGGTCAAACTTGCCTTCAGCTGGATACCATGCTTTTGAGTATGACCAGTTCTTAATGTCTTTATTGGTGAATACGCCTTCTTGCATGAGCAAGTCAACCTCGCTGACGTGCGCCCCAATCTCCTGCGCGACCCTCTCACGCGACCAGCCGAAGTCAGTAATAAGGGCATTGACAAGCTTGTGCATTTCAATTGCAACGTGGCTGCCTTTTGCGCGGTTGATTCGGACGGTAATAGCCATTGCTTCGTCATTTTCAATCGGCAAAACTGCGACTGGCAGCTTACCTCCATAGCGAGCTTTGACCGCTTCACTGTCCTGCGATAAGCGCCAACGGTGGAAGCCGTCAATGACCATGCCGTTTTTGTTGATAAGGATTGGTTGAATCCAGCCGGTGCTAAGAAGGGAATGTTCAAGTAGCTTGAGTTCTGGCTTGTGGACGCGGTTAGGATTCCAGTAGTTTGCTTGGAGCGTTGAAGCTTCACGCCATTCAATGTTGTCAATCGGGTCATTGCTCATTGGTTGTTCCCTCTGTGAGTTGATTATGGTGGTCAATGTATTCTTGAGTTTTAGCGTAGCGATAATCGCCTTCCGGCCAACGGTTTACCCATTCCCCTTCGAGGGTCACGCCGATACTCCAGCCGTCATAAACGCCTTGAAGCTCAATTAGATACTCGTATGCGTCCACTATTTCTTTCGCGTCATTGGCTGGATTACGCGCTTGTATTGGCCGGCCATGAATGCCTTCAAGACGTAGTCTGGTGGGTAGCTGTCTGGTGAGGCTATGGCACGGGCTTCAATTGACTTTAGTTCATTGAGTGCCTTAGTGCGCTGGCCTATGTCAGTTAGGTTGTCCATGCACCAATCAAAGACACCTGCGTAGCTCTGCCCATAAGTGCCAACTAGAGCATTGCGGTCATACTCGCGCCAATAGCGGGCTTGCACTGCCGTTTCTGGGAATACAATCATAAGCTGTTCGTAAAGCTGCGGGTCAAGGGTTGCTAACCGGTCAAGCTTTTTGGCAGCTTCAGCATGTAGCGGGGTTGCGACACGAAGCTCACTGCCGTTCCATGTCTGTGCGTCATAGATTTGACAATACTGGATTTTCTCGTCAAAGAAGTAGCGGAAGATGTCGTTTTCTTCCCAGTCGTAAATAGGCTTCACGAGCTTAGCCTGTTTAGCTCCACAAGCGTTTATGTAGTTCTGGTTCAACTTATTTACTGAGGCGCGGTATCGGATTAGGCTCTCGCTGGCACGGATACCGTTTACTAAAGCGACCTTGCCCTTATACCAAGAGGCCATAAGTTCGTCAGTGTTATACTGATTCCACGTCTTGTTCGCCGGGAAGCCTAAGTCCTCATTGTTGATACCAAACTCAGGTTTAGGCCTAACCCACTCACGCGAGTTGTCCCATTGAACGTATTCGTGCGACTGGCCAAGAATAAACTTTGTGCTTTCAAGCGGAACGGTCAAATACTTCATGTTGACCCATGGCAGCTGTCGGTAATGGTCAACGAAGTCAATAACGCTCTGCGGGATTAGTTCCTCATCACGGAATACAACGTCAACCTTTTCAATGCCGCGTTCCTGAGCGACCTCATGCACTAGGTGCAATACTGCGAGGCTGTCTTTACCGCCTGAGAACATTACAACTACGCTGTCAAAGATGTCATAGACATGGTGTATGCGCTTTTTTGCTTCAGTGACTACGTCAACGTCAATGTATTTTTTGTATCTAGCCATTACGCTTCTCTCCAAAAAGGAAGTGACTCAAGGCTTTGATTTTGTCATAGCGGAAGCCTGTCCAGATTTTGTTATCGGTTGTCACAATTGGGGCTTGTAGATACCCTTGCTCTTTGAAGTCGTTCATAATTTCTGGGTTTTCAGTCAAGTCAACCTTGGTGTATTCAATGCCGAGCTTGTCAAATTCTTTAGCTGTCATCATGCACTGAACGCAATTAGGGGTCGTGTAGATAGTCACTGGGATTCTAGCCATTTTGTGACCCCATGTAATCAAGTAGAGCTGCCGTGATACGTTCAGCGTTAGTTTCAGCTTCTGGGTGTAGCATACGGGCTGTCTTTAGGAAGTTGAACCAGACGGTCTGCTGGTCAGCGTCATCAAACACAATTTCAAAACTGATAATTGGTGTGCCTAGACCGCGAGATTCAATCGGCTCACCGTCACTGTTCCCTGTATCAGCCGGACGCTCCCACGCGTCAAAGCCGAGGGCGTTCATGTCAAACTCGGCCAACTGTTCAAGCTGGTCTAGAAGCTCTCGTGCGTCCCACTGAGCCAGTTCAGCCGTGCGGTTGTCTGCAAGTGCAAAGGCTGCAATCTTTTCCTTTGACCAGCTATCAGGCACTTCTACGGCCATAATCTCAGACCAGCCTAAACGTCCAGCTGCCTCAATCGTTCCATTACCGGCCACAATAACGCCGGCGCTAGTAATCACGACCGGCTTCTGCTGGCCAAATTGAAGCAAGCTTTCCTCAAGTGCTTTGAGGTTAGCCTCTGGGTGCTTTCGTGCATTATTAGGGTCAAACGTCAAGTCTGTTATTGAATAGCTTTTGATTTTCATTATCCTACTTTTCCGCAACACTGACAAGCGTCACTCTCAAAGACAAAGGTGTCACCCTTAGCCCTCATTGCTATAAGCTCCTCAGCGGTGGCGCGTTTGATAGCGACACGGACACCCGCGTCTTGAGGTTCACTGTAAATCTTGTTAGCAACCCATTTGACAATCAAGCTATCGTCTTTTAGAGCGCCGGTGTCAACTGATAGTGCGTCACCTAATGCTCGGCAAAGCTTGTCAAGGTCTGGCGGGACGCTAGGTAAAAGTCTTTTGACTGTTTTTGGTTTTGGTATCAAGAAGGTAGCCCAGACGACAACCGGCTCATCAAAGGGTCGGCTGTCACCTGTGGCTGTCCACGCCCTAAACACTGCGTCTGCGATAGCTTTACGCCACGGCTTCACGTCAGAGGCTTCAATCATTATGCCTTTGCCAACGTGTCGCTTGCTCCCCTGCGGTCTAGGAGTGCCAAACGCGGTGAAATAGAGTTCTTGTCTACTCATTGCTTCCTAGCAAATTCCCATGCACTCATGCTTCCGGCAATCGCAAAGATTACACCGGCAGCCCCGCCTACGATTTGCAGCCAAAGACTATCGGCTTCACTCACTAGAGCAAAAGTCAATAGCGCGTGTGTCCATGCAATAATTGCCGGCAACATTAGAACGGCATTTCGTTGTCTACTGGAGCTGCACCCATTGAGGTCAATGTAGCACCTGCGTGACCGGTTGGACGGTTTCCCTGTCGCTCTACCTGCTCAATGTCAGTTGCGCGAACCTTAAACGCGTAGTCTAGAGTGCCGTCACGCTTCTCAAAAGTTTCAACCTTGAAGCTACCAAGGACGTTTAGAATCATGCCCTCTTTGATTAGGTCAGGGTTGAGGCCTTCCGGCAGAATAACGTCAAGCTTGTCTTTGCCTACGGTTTCCCAAATACCAGTGTCTTTGTTTTTTGCTCGCTGTGAGTGGCTCATGCGTAGAGCCGTTCCCCAGCCAAAGGTCTTGACTTCGTTTACATAACCTTCAAACTCAATTTTTAGTGCCATGGTGTTCTTTCTAATAGGGTCTTGCTTTATGCAAGCGCTTCAGTATCAGTGTAGCGTCTACGGGTTGTCACTGTCGCTGTCATTGGCGTTACGGCGTGTTGCACTTTAGGCAGATAGCCTTCACGCGGTCATGTTCGCAACGGGTCACGGGGTTAGCTGCAAGTCTAGCCTCACGCTCCATGCGCTCTGCGTCACGCTCACGCTTTTCACGCTCACGGGCTAACCTGTTTTGTTCAGCCCTGTAAACCCGTTCAGCCTCAGCCTTAGCTGCCTTCTCGTCAGCTGTTAGCTGTCGCTCTGGGTAAGGCTCACTGTCCCAGCCTCCAGCATTTAGCCAGCTGGCCGGATACGGAACAAACTGTTTAGGCGGCAAGTTAGGGTCTTGGGCTAACCGGCGAGCGCCGTCAATTAGAACCGCTGGGCTAACGGTGTTGCTTGCTTTTACAAACGCCTTCAACCCTGCTAGCTTTTCAACCTTGCGAGGGTAATAAGCCCAAAACTCACTAAACGCTTCCTCAAGCTTTGCTTGGGGGTATTTATTCTCTTTAGTTTTATTCTCTAAGGTTTTATTCTTTAAGTCCGTGGGCTGTTCCACTGTGGAATCGCCCGCTGTGGAATTGCCAACGGTGGTTGAGGTATGAGGGTTCATAACAAACCATGCCTTCGCGCCAAACTGTCCATTAGGTAGCTTGGTCGGTTTTACCTCAGCCCAGCCCAATGCGCTCAAGTTATCAATCGCGCCGTTTATAGCAAAGCGACCTAGCCCTGTCTGGCGCTCAATTTGCCCGTAGGTAAGCTCATAGCCGTTCTCGTGGCTCATAAGGTAAGCCAGCAACCTAAACCCATTTGAGGTCATGCGCGGGTCACGGATAGCCTCACGCGGTATCTGAGCAAAGGGTTGGTTGTCTAACCTGTAAACCTTTTGTATGCCGTTATCCATAGTTCTCCTTCTCGCGCTATCAACTAGCGCTCAGCAACTATACGGCCATAATTATTATCTAGCAAATACCAAACGCCCGCCACGCCGTCAAAGACTGGCATAACTTCTGGCGAATCCCACGAAGCTAACTTCCAACCATACTTCAAAGCTTGCCCTCTATGCCATGAGTCGCTCTCAATCAAATTGTTCAACTCACTGCATAAGACCACAAGATTAGAAGGCTTGTCGCGAAGTTTGCTGCCACCCATTCCACGATTAGCTCTATGGTTAGGTGAAATAGCTTCTTGCTCTCCACAATGAAGGCAATAGGTGTCGCGAGCTACCAGCTTTGCAAACTCTTTAGCGTTCACCGACCCCCGCTGTCTTCCACTGCAACTCAATCATCTTACCCGCTGTTTGAGTAGCGTTCATGGCCTCACTGAGCTGTCTAAGTTTTGTTTTGATACGGTTTACCTCAATGCGAGCAATCTCAGCCTCAAGGCGAGCCTCACCCGTCATAATCTTGGCCACGGCTTGACGGTCAGCAACCGTGCCACCGGCTTTGACAAACTCTTTAGCCTCAAGAAGCTCAGCCTCAAGCTCTGCACGAACGGCTTTAGTTTCAGCTTCAGCAAGCAACTTCACGCCCTGTTCAGACTGGCTGCGAATAGCTGCAAGCTCACGGATAACATCGGCTGGATACTCAATCAAGGTCTTGCTCCTCTATTTCCTGTTGAACGGCTCGGATTCTTAAAGTTATACGAGTGGCCTCAAATAAATACCCTTGATAAGCCAGCTCGTCAATGTCCTTGAACTGTCTGGCCAAGCTCATAAGCTCAGCCAGACAAGCTACTAGGATTCTACGGTTTTGTTGAAGCGGGTGCAAAGCTTGCAACTTTAGCCTCAATAGCCTTCAATACTACGTCACCGGCTTTTTGAGTTCGTGCCTCAGCGTATAGCTGTCGGGCAGCGTCAATGTCTTTCAAGGCCTCAGTTTCAGCCGGCCAATCTCTACCAGCTGCCTTGCTCTGCTTATCACCCAGCTCATAGCTAAAAGTGTCAGGGTCAGGCTCATCAGTAGGTAGACACAATAGCTGCAACAAGAACGTCCGGTAAGCAACACTCATGGCTTTTGCCGTAGCCTTATCGCCACTATCAAAGGCCTCAGCTGCAACCGTGCCAGCAATGTATTGAGCGTCATCGCCATAAACGCAAAACGTCACGGTTAGACGGGCATAGTTCAAAGACTTGCCATTAGCTCCAGCCACAATTTCATGGCTCTTGTCAACAACAACCGGAACAATAAACCCGCCGTGCTTTCTCAACGCTGGTCCTACAACATTCATAACCGCGTCAATACCACGGAAGTTGAACCCCTGAGAGGTGTTCTTTTCTTTTTTAGCTAGGCCTTGGACTTCGTCCATAAGTGCCACAATTAGCTCTTGCGCTTTCATAGTTATCCCTTCTTATTTACTAGATACGGCGTTCCACCGTTGCGGGCTTGACGGGTCAACCGCCATGCTCCCTCAATTGTGCCACGTTTTGCTCTGCCCATAGCTTGCAACACTCTGGACTTGTATTCGTTTAGCTGCTCTGTTGCGCGTTCATGCACTAGCAAAGCGTCAAGGTAGCTATTGCCAAGCTCACCAAGCTCATGCTCGTCAGCTGGGTCAATGTCAGGGTTCATTTTACGCACCGTTTCCAGTGTGCTTGTTGAACCGTCCCAATCAGGCTGTCTATCTTCAAGCCAGTATTTGCGGAAACGTTCAGTTTCAATCAAGTTCATTTCCTGTTGAAACGGGTTAGCTACAACCGGAATTTCAATGTATTTACGGCCGGCAAACAATACCGCGACCCATGCCTCAGTAAAGCCAAAAGTCTGCAAATACCACTGCACTTGAGTCATGTAATACTGCGGAACAATCCAGTTGCCTTCGCCGTCTTTCCAGTCATCTTCATAAGCTGCCGTTTTGATTTCCAAAATACCGCGGTTGCCCACTGCGTCTTCATAGAAACCGTCAACGTTGCTCAACTGCCACGGGCGGTCAAGGTTAGCCCAAGAGCTTTTATCGTTATAGACCTTTAGCTCAGGGTGCTTGTCAGCAAACTTGTCACGAATAACGTCTTCTAAACGTGTTCCCCATTCGGCAGCTTCACTTTCAACCCGCTCACGCTCAACACGCTTAGTCTTTTCAGCCCACAACGTAAACGCGGAAGCCCACGGGCTGATACCGCAAATAGCTGCAACCTCAGACCCGCCAATACCGGTAGCCCTCAGCTGATGCCACTCAGGGCTATCTTGTTTGAAACTTTTTGTTCTGCGAGCCGTGCCAAGAACATCGGCATAAGGTGTATCATTTACCTTAGACATTCAGAATCCCTTCTCTCTGGCTGTCATGCTTACCGAGGCTTGCAATGGCGCTGGCCTCGGTTTTGCATTTCCAGCCGGTTTATGTTTTATTTATTACATGGTAAACGCTACCACCGACATTGAGAGAAGGCAAACCCATGTTTGAGAACAAATACCAAGAAAAAGATTACATAGAACTCATTGACCTTATGCGGGAAGAAGCCGGTGTAGCTCCATGTGAACAATGGCCAGACGCGTTTCACCCCACCGTAGGAGAAATAGACGTAATCAGGTCAGCCAAATCACTATGTCAAGCTTGCCCAATCATAAACGCTTGCGCTGAATACGGGGTGAAGTGGGAAGACCAAGGGATTTACGGCGGGCTAACCTCAATTGACCGCCAATACATTCGCGGGCTACGTCAAAAAGCCGGCAGACCAATCAATAAAGGGCTTAGAAGGCGTAACGCTAAAGACGTTGCCCCGATAGAGAGTTAGACAAACGCTCAACGGCACGTTCAACTTGCTTCTTAGCGCCGTCCTTAGTCAAGCCTTTTAGCTCACCAATTTCCTCAAAAGTTAGACCGTCACGGAAGCGGTAGCCTAGCGTCACACGAAGCTCAGGGTTCAACCCATAAAACGCTCCACGAATGTCAGCCAAGACCGTCACGGCCGTATTGAAGTCTGTTCCAACGGTATGAACGGGAGCGCTAGTGCGAGGGTCAATCTTGACCGTAGTCTGTGGCACGTCCTCAAAGATAAACGGTAGCGCTCGCTGAAGCATGTCAACGTTATAGAAGTTTTCGGCATGAATCGGCCGGCCAACACGAGCAGCCTGTTCTTTCGCGCAAAACTTAGCAGCCTCACGCCTCAAAGAAACATAAAGCTTGCCCTCGCCGGCCTCCTCAGAACGCCAACGCTTCACGGTATCAAAGTTTTCGCAAAGCCATAGATACAAGAATGAGTTCAAATCTTCAACCTCAACCTCGCTCCAACGCGACCCAATACGAACGGCCACCTTGTCTGCGAGCGTGAGTTCACTCGGCGATAGTGACATAGACATTAGATAGACCTCATTGAAGTTGTTGTCACTGATTTAGACCCTCGCTGCCAGCTACCGCAATCGTTGCACTGGAAGCGCTGGTAAGTGGCAGAAGTAGTCTTAGCGTATCCACGGCGCTGCAAACTCGTTGACGAACAATTCCGGCAACCGTCCTCAATCCCGTCATGCAGAGC